CATGGGGGTCAACGCTGACGACCGACCGGAGAATCACGCGCCGGGCTGTCCACCGCATAAAACACAGCAGGAGCCGCACAACGCGCGCGACCGGCCGCCAGCCCGGCGATTCTACACGCCCAGCCGCGCGCCACCGGAGCCGTCGTCTACGACCTTGACACCCGGCACGAACGCCAGTGCCTGCGCGACCGCACTGGTCCCGTTGAAGTAAATCTGTCGCGTCGTGACTTGCACGAGCGCCCCGATACCCGGTATGTCGATGGCCTTCGTCTCGCGCGACCAGCCCTCCGACTCGCTCGACTCCTGACACAGCAGCTTCCACTGGGTCACGTCCCCAATGACGGTGTAGTCGAAGGGCGTGAGCACCGGGACGGTATCGGTCACGGCGGGATTCTACCCCGCGCCCTTCACGGTACCGTGAACGGATTCAGTGGTGCCAGAGGCCGCGTCGTGCCGCCGCCCGGCGCACCGTCTCCGCCCGGTATTGCCACGACCCGTGCGCCACGGTCGCCGCCGCGCAGACGAGCAGCACGGTCGCCCCGATCCACCAGCGCATGCGCGTCAGATCGTCAACGAGAGAATGCGAGCTTTGAGCCGGTCGTACGCGGCCCAGTCCACGCGCTCATCGACGCGCCAGAGCGACTGAAGCAGACGCACTTCGTCCAGTGTGAGGACCACGCCCTGCGAGAGATTGGCCCGAGCAGGAACAGCCTTCAGCGTGGGAGGAGCGGGGTCGGTCATAGGAGCGGGGTCGGTCATAGCAGCAGCGCCATCGAACATCGTCATCGTCGTCACCTTTGGTCCCAAAAAATAACATCCCCCGCCGGTTTAGGCGAGGGACCGAATCTGACAATTTCGTGCTGTCGTGTGGTGTTCGTTCCAGTCAGGTCGGACGACTCAGCTGAGATAGGCCCACTCGACGCGCCCGGCATGCCACCCCATGCAGAGCATCGCGTTCGCGCCGGGGAGGTCGAGCGTCACCCGCCCCTCGCGTCCACACCAGACACCTTCGACCGCGTCCGTCAGGAGCGGGTGGCCGAGGGCGGCTACCCGCGTGAGCCACGTCCCGAGGTCCGGGAGGCCGTCGCTGGTCTTGCAGACCGCGTTCCGGGTCGCCTTGGAGAACTTCACCAGTGGGAGTTTGGGAGTTGTTGCCATTGTCGTCACACTAGTAGAGACGTGAATGGTAGTGCCAAAGTTCCCTATGACGGCGAGCGCGGATCTTTTTTCCGCTGGCGCTCCAGTTCCCACACGCCCATGACGCGCTTCAGATCGGGATTGAGCGCCTCGTGCTCCTCGGTCGTCGCAATCCGGAGGTTCTTCCGCGTGAACACCAGCACGGTGCCGCACCGCGAGCAGAACGTCACGTCGCCCGGCTTTGGCTGCGGCGGACCCAGCTGGTGCCGGGTCGAGATTTCCGTCACCGCGTCGTGGAAGGTGAGACAACGCTGGGCACTGCCGACGCCGCTCCGGCTTCGGAGATTGCCGAATGTAAATCGGACCCTTAGACGAGGTCACGCGTCACGCTCAACAGCGGAGCGTCGGGTCCGCCGTGGTGGCCGCGACGAAGCACGCCGCCGACCGCCGCACCAATCGCGTCCGTGATCGCCTCACGCTGGTCCCGACTGAGGCCGTCGGCCCACTGGATCCCGTGCATCCCCACGTTGACCTTGACCCGGCCAGAAGCCGTCGGCCGCATCGCAATCGTCACCGTGATCGTCGTCGTGCCCTTCGGCATGTCATCCCTTCGCAGTTCGTCCTGTCGTCGTCGCATCGGCACCTCAGTCGAGGTCAATCCGTCGAGTCGTCGTCGGGGTCGGCACCGGGGTCGTCGGTCCCCCGCACTTCGCCACCATCCGCGCGTGCCCGGCCTGCGCCTGCTGCCGCGTCCGGTAGCGATCCATCTCACCGTCGTGCGAGCCGCCGAACACCAGCGTCTCCCAGAGCACCGGTCCGCCCTGTCGCGAGAAGTTATGGTCGAGCGCAAGGAAGACCGTCGAGACGTACGCCGTGGCGCTGAGGTCGGTCCGGGCCAGCACGCGATCCGCCGCCTCGTACCACTGCCCCCAGAGCACGAGATCCGGGCACAGCTGCGGTTCGCCCAGTGCGTTCAGAATGTAGCGGCCGTTGGCGTCCATCACCGGGTCGTCACGTACGCGATGTCATAGCGACCGGGTTTCTTGTTGATGCAGATCACGGGGATGTGCCGCCCCCGGTCCACGATCACCAGTCGGCCGTCGGGCTTCTGGAAGATGTTGCGCAGGACCACGCGCCCGTTGTGAGCCGCGCCCAAGTCCACCAGTGCCAACTTCACCATCGTCAACGTCATCGCCATGTGCTGCCCACCGGTACGTTCCAGACACGCGGGAGGTCGGCCCGCTGAATCGCCGCGCCACCGGCGGGTTTCCCGGCGGCCACCCTCGCACGCACCCAGCGTTCCCAGTACCCGCCATAGGGCTGGAACGCACTGAATGCCTCAAACGGCGCAACCACTTCGGCCACCAGCGTCGTCCGGCCGTCCGGGGCCGTCACCGTGACTTGCATCCGCATCGGCGGCAAGGCCAGCGTGGCCAGCACCGGGAGCTTCTGCAGCACCGGACCACACGCGGCCGTCCCGTCGGCTTCCTCGTGGAGCCAGTGACCGGTCGAGGACTGGTAGACGTGGATTTCTGGCGTCATGTCGAGGCCGCACGAAGCGCAGTAGAGCGTCACACGCCCTCCGCGAACCGGGCCGACCACGCGAGCACAAAGGCGTCCGCGAAAGCCCGGCGATACGCCGCGCGCTCGCCGTAGGCCCGCATCCAGCCCATTTGATGCAGCGCCTCCGCCGTGTAGCGCGGGGTCATGATGCCTGCGGTGGACTCGCGTCCCACGCTCGCCTGCGCGTCCAGTACTGCTGCCGCGACTCGTGCCGTCGCCGTCGCCATCGTCGCCATCGTCATCACCACCTGATTGATACTACCACGGGTCCGCGACCCCGATCAAGAGGGTTATGCGCCCCAGCGATGCGCGACCCGCGCGCCTCGCGGCGTCGTCAGGAACGCGGCCCAGATTTCGTCCTCGGTCACCGTGCGGCCGAGGTCCGCTTCCAGCGACTTCCACTGCGCCTTCAGGACCCGCTCGATGCGCTTGGCGGCAGCGTGCGTGCGCTCGCCGTCGGCGTACAGGTTCTCCGGGCTGAGGCGATTGAGGAGGTTCATGAACTGCTCGACCTGTTCAGGCGCGAGCGAGGCGGGGGATGCAGTCATCGTCGTCATCGTCGTCTCCGTCTGTCGTTATCGCGTTATCGCGTTATCGCAGAAGCGCGGCCACATCCTGCCCGGCGTTGACGTGGATGGAGCCGCGCGCGTGCTTGGCAGGCTTCTTCCAGCCATCGGCCTTCAGGACCGCGCCGTCCGCGATCCGGATGAAGCAGAACACCGACCGCTGGGCGGGGCCGCTGGCGACCACTCGGACGTTCTTGACACCGGGGTCCACGGTCAGCTGCGGGGCCGCCGGGTAGCCACCGTAGTTCCGGGCGTACTCGGCGTCGAGTCGCGCCTGCGTGGTGTTGAGGAAGGCCACGAGGGCCTCATTGAATTCGGGGGTCGCGTTGCGAATCATCATCGTCATCTCCTACTTACTTGGACGGTAATGGTAGTGCCAAAGTTCCATCAGGCGGCCTTCGGGAGGCGGGCGGTGAACCCGCTGTCGGGCGCGACCGTCGCGGGGGCTGGGACCGGAGTCCACTTCGTCCACCGGTAGCCGTAGCGCGGATGGCGCTCCTGCAGGCGGCGAAACCACTGGCCGTCGGCGCGCATCGCGTGCTGGATTCGCATGGTGAAGTCCATCGAGTGGCTGTCGAGAATCGCGTTCGGTCGCATCGGCGTCTCCATTAGGACTGCACCAGTGCCAGCAGGCGGAAGGTCTGCGCGATGGCCGCTTCAAGGCGGCGTTTCGCGGCGACGTTGCCGGTGTCGGCAGCGGCGGCGTAGCGGGCGCGCAGGTCGGCCAGTTCAGCGGTCAAGGTGGCGGTGGTCATTGTCTTGTCTCTCCACTCTATGAGACGGAGTTGGCATTACCAATGTTCCGTCACGCCTGCGGGGTGCGACGTCAGCCCACCACGGTGATGCCGACGTGCGCGAGGCCCACGAGTTCGGGTCGGGTGCGGTCGAAGACCACCACCGGCGCGAACCGGCCCTCGGCGGTCACCGCCACCAGCCAGCGAGTCGTGTCAAAGGATGCGCCCAACAGCTTCCGCAGGGCGGCTTCCGCCGTGGCGGGGGTCGCGTAGGTCCGGGTCGTCTTGAGGATGTTCATCTTGTCTCTCCACTCTATGAGACGAGTATAGCACTATCAATGTTCCATGGCGCACTGGACAGCGATGGAACATTTAGAGTATCATCTACGTCTCATCAGTTGGAACCCCTAACCCGTAAAGGAGACAGATGGCGACACCAGACCCGATTCCTGAACAGTACCTCCCGCGTGACGCGTTCTCGACCGCGCTGCGCGACCTGACCCGCAATCCCGGAGCCGTGCGCTCGTCCAGCAAGGTGGACCTCACGGACCTCTATGGCAACTCCGAGACGTGGGTCGTGGACACGTTCCGCCACGACGGCGACGAGACGGTCCTGCTCCAGCGCATCGACGGGACCGGTGGCATCCGCCTCGTACTGCCTCCGGCTGTCACGGCGGCCATCTCACGCCAGCGTGACCGCGCCACGACGGTGAACCGCAAGCGTGGCGCGCAGGCGGCCGTCGCCACCCGCATCGCACGCGGCGACGTGCTCGGCAACCCGGACGCGCTCCGCAAGGCGCGCAAGACGCCGCGCACACGGAAGACCAAGCGCACCCGTCGCTAACCGAGAACGCCCGGCTTGATCGCCGGGCGCACTTGTGGTAATATCATTGTGTAAGGGAGATGACGATGACGCTACTGACGAAGGCACTCCGGGCACGGTTCGCAAGGGTCGGCAATCAGGACGGGTTGGGCGACAAGGCGGTGGTCATCGCCAAGTTCTTCCACCCCTTCTCCAACTGGACGTGGTACGCCACCGAGTTCGACGGCGAGGACACGTTCTTTGGGTTGGTGGACGGCGTCGAGCGCGAGTGGGGATCTTTCTCCCTGCGCGAACTGACCGACCTTCGGGTCAAGGGCCTCCCGATGGAGCGCGACCGCTTCTGGACCGAAGGCCCGGTCAGCGACCTGAATCTGGCACTGCGGCAGATGAACCGCGCGGCCTGATGATGCGCGTCGGCTTCACCGGTACGCAGTCCGGCATGGCCATGACGCAAGTCGTGCGCGTGGTGCAGGCCCTGACCGCCCTACGGGGCGCAGGGGCCACGCACGCGAACCACGGCATGTGCGTCGGGGCCGATGCCCAGTTCCACGACCTTGCCCGGCCACTGGGCTACACGCTGGTCGGCTGGCCCGGTGTGACCAACACCGGCACCGTCACCCTGCGCGCCCGCGTGGCCTGCGACGAGGTGATGCCCGTGAAGTTCTTCCTCGACCGCAACCGCGACATCGTCCACGCATCGAGCGTGCTGCTCGTGACCCCGCTCACGGGACGCGAACAACTGCGCTCCGGCACATGGGCCACGGTGCGGTACGCGCGCAAGGTGAAGCTCCCACTGGTCCTGATCGACCCGGCCGGAGCCGCCCGCGTGGAGCACGTGCCCGGCATCGACACGCTCGACGCCTACTGTGACTACCTTGGGAACATTGGTAGTTCCATCAGCGTCTAACTGGATAGAAGGAGACGACGACATGCCCCTACCGACTGCAGCCCCCTCCGCCCTCGACGCATACAAGGCCGCCAAACGGGCCGCCGCGAAAGCCGCGAAGGCCGCCAAGGTGCTCGACAAGGAAATCGAGGCCATCTACTACGCCCACTTCTCGGGCGTCCAACTCAACATCATGGACATCCCCAAAGTGTTCAAGGCAGGCCACGCTGCCGCAGCGGTCGGCGGGAACGTGCAGGACGCGGTCGTCGCGGCGGTCGCCGCCCTGAGGCTCAACTAATGGCCGAGACACCCAAAGCCCCGCACACGGCAGCGGACTGTGACGAGTCCTGCTCGTCCTGCCCTCTCTGCTACATCCGGACGGGCGAGACGGTCTGCAACAAGCTCTGCCCCCACGCGGAGGCGGACGAGTAACCCGCTTCGACTACCCACCCTAACGGGATTGGAACCAAAACGACGAAAACCCCGAAAACCGTGCCAAGTGACACGATTCTCGGGGTTCAGCGCCTGTCTCGACCGGTTTGGACCGGCTGAGTTACTTCTTGGTTTCGACCGGCTTGCCCTGTGCCGCCGGTGCCGGGGCCGGTTTGCTGCCACTGCCCAGCATCGAGCCGCTGGCAACCGTGCCCGTGCCCGTGCCCGGACCCGACTCCTGCGAGGTCGCACCCGCACCCTGCGTAGCCCCACCCTCGGCCGCCGTGAACGTGAAGTCCATCGGCTCGGTGATCTGATCGTCCGGGTTGCGGACCAGCACCGGCAACGTCACCGCGTTCTGGGCCGTCGCCATGTTCACGCCCGTCGTCAGTTCCGTCTCGCTCACCCGTGTCGTTGGCTCGTCGCCGCCATTCCACACGATGACCGCACCCTCGGCAAAGCCGGTGCCCATCACGTGAATGTCGAAGTCCGGCTGGCCCAGCGCCACCGTGTTCGGAGACAACGAAGTCAGCGTCGGCGCAGGCAGATCGACCGGGGGCAGTTCCTCGCGCGTGGGCGAGGGTCGCTGCTGCAATCGCTTCCCGGTCAGCACCTCGACGCGGTTCTGTTCGTCACCGTCGAGCAGCTTGCGTCCGCTGTCAATCGCCCGCTGCTCGCGGTACGCCGTCGCGCGTGGTGACTCGGCCTTCGGCTTCACCGGGCCGCCCGCGCCGACATCCACCATCCCGAAGTAGGGATCGGGCTTCAGGTCCAAGCCCGTTTCACCGGGCAACAAGTCCACTGTCATATCGCCTCCTTCAAAGGCAGATGTCAAAGGGTCGTACGATAACACCGTCTGATGACCGAGGTCAGCAGGGAGCCGACGGATTCGGATTCTGCGGCGTCGGCTCCGGTTCCGACTCAACCTCCACCGGAATCGCCGCCTTGGCGTCCTCCAGATTCACGTCGCACACCGCCCGGAAGGGCACCGGGATGCCCTCGTCCGGGCCGTGCTGCACCTGTTGCAACTGCGCCACAGTCACGCTGGGAATCTTCGCCATCAGGCACGACGCTGCATCATCGGCTCCACATGGTTGTCCGAGACGACACACGCGCACCGCCCGGCGACATGCTGGGCCGCCCAGACCCAACGGCCGACGAGGTGCCAGTACTGGCGCTCGACGGCGGCAGCGCGGCCGGGCACGGGTTCGACAATCCATGAGGCATGACGAGGCAGGCCCGCCTCGGGGAGATCGGCAATCAGCCGTTCACCGGGCAGGAGACAGGGCCGGTCGGGCGGGACATACAGGCGGAGATCCCCCGCGCGCGGCAAGCGGCGTACGAGTCGCACGAATCGCCGGATCATGTGCGTGCTCCATCGTCTCCAATCCACGAACAAGTAAGACCGTGTGCAAGCCTGTCACCACATCGGGGTGGTCACAACGTCGAGGGTAGTATAAATGGTCCGGGCCAGACTGTCTTTAGACCGAACAGTCTCTGTTCAGAACCCCGTGTCACACCCGGCCGTCACGCTCCGCCTGTTTGACGCGCCGAATCGCCTGACTCACCTTGGACTCTTTCGCCCCTGTGACCGCGAACGCGAACGCCGCCGCTGAGGGTTGGCGCTGCGCGGGACCACCGCACGTGGGACAGGGACGCGTCGTGTCGGACTGGCGCGTGAGGTCGAGGACTTCATGCCGATGACCGGCAAGGCAGGCGTATTCAAAGATAGGCATCTACGACACTTTCCACGGAGCCAAGACCCAGACCACCATCCAGACAACAAACAACACCGCGACCACCGTCACCAGTAGGACCGCGAGTTCTCCTATCCCGGACCGGCGCACGCCGGGATTCTACGTGAGAAACCACAGCACGATCACGAGCAGGAAGACCGCGCCGACTAAGACGAACAGCGCCAGCCAGTGTTCCGATCGCGGGTCCGCCTGCCTCACCGACACGGCTCCCCGTCACCCAGTTGCGCCCCACAGCGCGAACAGAACGTCCCGTTCATGTACCACTGCCACTGGTGTTCCCGCGCCATGCGTACCGGGATGCCCCACCGCTTCTGGCCGCAGTCGCAGGGCGTGCAGACCTCCGGCGACCAATCCTCGCCGTAATGGTGCGACCACGTGTGCCCGGTCGCGCAAGGAGCGTCCGGCATTACGGCGCAGCGAATTTGTCGCGCATCGAATCGAACAGGTTCTCCGGCGACTCGTGCCACGCGGAAAGTTGCCGCGTCACGCCTGCGACACGGAAGAACAACGCCCACTGGCCCTCGGCGTTGCGCTCGATGAACCACTGCACTAACTGGGACTCGGGAACAGGCATCACTGGCTCCTTTAGAACGGGGAATGCACCTTGCCAACCGCCTGCGTCGGTGGGAGTCGCAGGCGCAAGCCGTTAATCTGGCGCAGTGCCTCCGCGAGTTCTCGGCGCAGATCGGCGATGTCGATCTCGGCTTGCGCGAGCGCAGCTTCCACGCGCTCGACTCGCCGCTTCAGTACGTCAGCGTCCGCCAACGCGTGCGTCCTTTCCGAAGGCCGACGCCTCCAGTACGGGCTTCGCGAGCGCGGACTGCATCCGCCCCAGCGTCTCCGCGAGGTCTTCAAACGTGTCTCCCGCGACGTCCACGGCCTCGGTCGTAATCGAATGCGGCTGCTCGATGTCGCCGTCGTCGTACGCCTCGTGAATCCCGTACGACACCTCGCCGTCGTCATCGACCGACCGCACCACCCGATACGTCCACGACATCATTGGCCTCCTCGGCACACAGGGCAGGGGGTCATATACGCACGGCCGTCGAGCACGCGGTCCGGGGCATCCAGCACCTCGCCCTGCCCGTCGCACTCCGGGCATTCCCGTATCTCTCCGCCACAGATGTCGAGCCTGCCCTCGCGCACCGTCGTATTGGTACAGGTGCCATCGTCGCCTCCTTACGCGTTCGTCGTCACCGGCAGTAACACGCCTCGCGCGTCACACGGACGGCAGGCTTCGCGGAAGCGGCTCTCGTCGTTCCACGTCTCTTGGCCTTCAGGGTTCCACCGATTGCTCTGCACGACGCGCGACCAGACGACGCGATCCGTGGTCCCGCGATCTTCCACGCGCATGACCTCGATGTGACACCACGCGGTCGGCTTGTCCGGCTCCCAGATGAAGTGATCGCCCGCCGTGATCGGCCCAGCGTACTCCTGCGCAGGCGGCGGCAGCGCCAGCGGCAACATGGCCTCGACCAGTTTGTCCACAAGACGCTCGATCACGGCAGGCTGGACGCCAGACTTGATCCCCGCTCCCCACCGCTGCCAATCCTCCAGCGCGTGCTTCAGGGTGTCGGTATCGTCCCAGAGGTCGTAGGCGCGAAGCAGTTCTTCGACGCGAGCAAGGTGTGCACGGTCAGCCATCGTCGTCTCCTCGTTGGTCAGGGCGGCTGTTACTTCAGCCCCAGTCGCGACTGCCGCATCCCCTCGCGGTTCAACGGACCCCGTCATGCAATCAACGTCGTCGGCGGCACCGGGAAGTCCTTCTCTCGATTTCTCCAGAGGTGCAGCACATACGGGTGATGGTTCACGTACGTGCTCTTACGTGGATGGTACTGCACGACCGTGTCGTCCTCGCCCCAGAAGCGATCCTTCACGAAGCACATCTCTTTCCACGTCGGGATCCGCATCTTGCCCTGCGCGTTCCTCGCGTGGACGCTAACGTGCTCCCAGTTGCGCATCTCCGGCGCGACCATGCGGTTGGTCCCGTCGTCCGCAATGATGGCGAGTATCCAGCCCGGCACCGGGGACAGCATCGCCCATGCGCCCCAGCCCGCGCCCGGCGGTGAACTCCACTCGCTGCCGTCCGTGACCCGGCCCTCGTCAGGTGCGTGAAACATCGCGAGACTTCAACTCAGCGTCGATGATGTCCTTCGTCTCGGTGTCGCCTTCGCGCACGGCATCGTGACGGAGCGCGACCAGCGAGAGGCTCGACAACCTCTGCGCGAACTCCGCGAACGACCCCTCTGGATAGCCCTTACTCTGGCCGTCTGGCATTCGCCACCCACAGCATCGCCGTCTCCAAATACGTCGCCGCAATCGCCAACGACCGCGTCCATCTGGGCCTGCGCGGACGGAGGGAGTCCCTTCATCGCGTTGATCGTGTTCAGGCTCTCGTGCATCTGCTGCACAAGCGCCAGAAATGCTTCTTCCATCGTCGCCTCCTCCTAGTCGTCCAAGTCGATCCGTCGCTGGCCCGGCACGACCGCCACGGTCGGCGCAGGCGGATGTTTGATGTGCCGCATCGTGACGCGGTAATCGTCGTGGGGGATGTGCTGCACCAGCGAGCCACCCGGCTGCGCGAACACGGTCCCAAAGGACTGGATGCCTTCGGCGGACTTGCCCGCCGCCTCGCCCATCGCCTTCACGGACTCCATAAAGTTCGTCAGGTCAGCCGAGAGTGTCAGCTTCGCGATCCCGAAGTCGATGGCTCCGCCGTTCTGGCCGTCGCCGCCGTGCCCGCCGCCGTGCCCGCCGTGTCCGCTGCTGCCGTAGTCCCAATTACCGCCGCCCCCGCCACCACCGGCGACATACATGCTGCCGCCGCCACCGCCGCCCCCGCCACCGTACACATACTCGACCTGTC